GGCTTGATTGCCACGCTTGCCGTTTACTCAAGAGCAAACAAGGCCGTAAACAAGTATGAACACAAAATCACTAGATGATGATTTCTTCATCAAGAACGCAATCGCGTGCTGGTTATACCACTTCCCTGAACACAAGTGGACACCAATTTATAAGGATCTTGTCAAACGTGATTTCACTACCGCACCCAAACCGAAACCAAGGCCAGCGCGTAAAGCAAGGTCGCCTTCTAAAACGACAAATAAAAAGACTATTGATGGGGCTAAGTGACATGTTAAATGCAGAATCATCGTTGCGTGAGTATAACGTCACGCTGTCTAGTGGCGAGATTCTCTATATTCTCGCTGCCAATTCTGAAGAGGCTGCATGGCACGCTCTCGAATTGTCCGACGACAGAAAAGCAAACTTACAAGATGTGAGGTTAATCGATGAGTGGTAAATCACCATACTTCCCTAACAAATGGAAGAAATTCAAGGATGCACCTCCTGAAATGTTTCATCGACACATGTTCATTGAAGTAATGGACGGACTTGTTCATCATTGGGAGGTAAGGCCAGATGTAGCGTGCATCATTAGAGCTACAGATTTAAAGACAAAGAAAGTCAAGGAACATGTCTATAAAAGACAACATAATGCTGAGAAAAAAGTACTTCATTACTTCACAAAAAGGACTCATGAGTTCATCATCTGCACAAACGATTCACTCCACTACGTACACCCCAATGATTTCGGAGGACATATGGATGAAACGCTCGACTTTTGAATACCTTTGCGACACACTTCGTGACGAACTAGAGGATCATCCGTACAAGGATGAGATAATTAGTCTAGCTACAGAACAATTACTAGATTATGTAACATAAAGTAATTGATATTGTCTGTAGCAATAGTAACTTTCTCTATTTTTTTTACGACTAGGATCGATTCTCATTCTCAGGATGCTGCTTGAAACGAGTCAACTTCAATATGGCTCCCGAATGCCACGCTTTACTCAAAGGAGTATGTGCGCTTAAGGGTGTAACTGTTTCTGAGTATGTGTACAAAGTGTTAGAAGAGGACTTTTACAAATTAGTAATAGCGGATAACCAAGTGCAACAGATATTAATCAATGGGGATTACCCAAAAGGAAGTAAAGCCTACAATTTAAAAGAACAAATAAAAAAGGATTTTCATCTTTGACAAGGTCACAACCCATACTCATGCGTACATACCTTGATGTTTAAATTCCCAGACTTTTACATCAGCCTTGATGATGTATCTTTTTTCGACTTACAGCTCCACTTGGGTAGACTTCGTGTAGAATGCGGGAGCACTACACCCCAGGATCGTGGATCCACTTCGGAATCAATGCACAGATGCTCGTCTGGACAAGATCCAGAAAGCGTTTGACTTGCTCCGGCTTATGAACCGGGAGATTCCTGGTCAGCTTGTTAGCTGCTTTTTATACATCGCCTCACACGACGGTTGTCACAAACAAGCGATGGAAGAAGCACTGAATCTGACCACGGCATCAGCTAGTCGTAATACCGATTGGTTAGCGGCTGGACGATGGGGAGTGGATAGCAAGGGTTTGGGGTTAATTACCAAGGAGAAGATCAAAGGAGATAGACGCATCGCATTGCGTCTGACATCAGAGGGTAAAGATCTCGCACGTACCATGAAATCCATCATTTATGACTGACCTAAAAACGTGGGGTCAAGCACTTGACTACACGATCAAGACCAGGGATGAATGGCAACCTCACCGCAAAGGGAGTAAGCCTGCGATCACCTATGCCACTCACTTCAGTAACTACAACCCACAAGGGCGTCGGTTTCTAATCAAGGACTTCAACAAGGCCATGATGGAAACTTACATTAGTGAACTACGTGTTTATCGTGAATTAGCTGACCAAACCCTCAATCACTGCATTCAGAACATACAAACAGTTCTGAACCATTGCATTGATATGGGTGTCCTTGCCTATCAAAACAACAGGCATAAGTGGATCACAGGTGAGGGTAAGTTTAAGTTCACAAAGCTCAGACTTACAAAGCAACCACGTATCACGTTGTCACCTGCTCAAGTTGATCAGTTCTATGCAGCCGCAAAGAATTGCTTCAATCAAGAGAGTCTGGCAGACACCGTCATGCTCAGCGCATGGACAGGGTTGGGTTGGGCTGAGTTCAGTCAACTCACACCAAGTGACATTCACTTGGATGCACCTGTTCCGTTCATTGCTATTGGTGAACGAGAAGGATTCACTCTCAAGACGACACATCGTAAACGTCGTATCTACCTGCCGAGCGGCAGCGATGGATACAACAAGTTGATGCCAATCTTGTCAAGGAATCTGGAATCATGCACTGATCCTGAGATTCAAATCTTTGGTGATTTGTTTACTTCTCAGGACGCACACCGTGTCAAGTTCAACGATGTTCGTGACTACTTGCAGTTACCTGAAAAGTTAACTCCTTATTGTCTGCGACACACGTTCAACACCTGGCTTGCCAACCTCGATGTGCACCCAGCTAAGGCACACAAAATGATGGGCCATGCCTCCATGAAAACCACCATGGAGTACTACACGCACATCAATGATGATCAAGTCATCGAGGCGTACAGCCGGCTCACAGCGGCTGCATAACCCCTTAACTAACTAGACTATTTACCTTTCTGCTACGCTGTTCGAGAAGAAATGGGTCAAGAGTCCACACTCATCTCATTTCTGTATCATTGCAAGACACCAGTCATTGCAGTGTATCTCGCCCGCGGATGTGGCGGAATTGGTAGACGCGCTAGTTTCAGGTACTTGTTCAAAAGTACTTACCTTTGAGGTATAGGTCAGGGCAAAATCCCTGGCCTTTCTTAAAAAGCCAGTTATACACTCAAGTATTTAAAACACCCTTCCTTGATGGGAAGACTAACGAACACACTACTGTGAAATTTATTGGCAACACCAGCGGAAATCTCTGCTCAGGTTGATCTTGAGCGGGAACAAATACGACAAGGGTTACAACGTTTAAGAGACAACACGATCAAACTCCAGGACAAGGAGTATGCGAGTGCTTCTGTGTATGGCGTTAGTTCAATTGATGAGCTTCTGCCAAAGGTCATTCAACAGATCAAAGACACAAACAAACGCATCCATGAGCGGCACTTAGGCAAGCATCTAGCTGCCATACATAAGTACTTAGCTGACATCGAACCTGAGGCGGCCGCGGCCATTGCCTGTAAGGTCACGTTTGACAAGGTGTTCTCAAGCAAGCGCAAGGCAAACCAACTTCAGAACGTCACAGATGCCATCGGTAAGGCTGTAGAAGACGAGTGCATGATGCGTCATTACGAACGCAATGTTCCTGGCCTACTGCACGTCCTAAAGGAGAACTACTGGCACCGATCTATCGGTACAGAACAAAAGATAGTTGTCATTAGGACACTGATGAACCGCTATGACGTAAATCATTGGCAACCATGGGGACGAGCCAACAGGATTAAACTCGGTGGTTGGCTGTTGGATTGCATATGTGTTACAAGTCAATGGTTTGATAGCCAGTTGACTCAACACGGCGGCAAGCGTGAGCGTTATATCGTCCCAACACCTGAATTTTTAGAGATCAGGGATGAGGTGATGGCAAAGGCTGAATTGTTTAGTCCAATTGCTTGGCCAATGCTTGTCGAACCTAATGATTGGAGCAACGAAAGGCAAGGTGGCTACCTCTTAAATGAGGTGATGAAAGGCTATGACATGGTTCGACGAAGCAAGCCCACATGTATACAGGGAGAAACACCAATCGCCTTTCTGAACCACATTCAGAAGGTTGCGTACAGACTCAACCCGTTCATTGTTGGTGTCGCTGAGACACTACAAGAACGTGGTATTGAGCTTGGTAAGTTTGTCCCTGTCGTTGAGTTAGCTCTACCACCTAAGCCTGTAGATATTGCAGAGAACTATGATTCTCGTAAGGATTACAGACGAAGAGCAGCAGAGGTACTGAATATAAACGCACAACAATTTAAGCGGTCATGTCGTACAAGAATGACCATGAATGCTGTCAAGGTATTCAAAGATAAAGACAAGTTCTTTATTCCTTGGAGCTTTGACTATCGCGGAAGAGTTTACCCAATTCCAGCATTCTTGACACCACAAGATACAGACTTTGGCAAAAGCTTGTTGTCTTTTTATGAGACAGCACCTGTAACACATGATGCAAAGTACTGGTTAAAATTCAGTGTTGCTACAACATATGGACTGGACAAGTCCACAATGGATGAAAGACAAGACTGGACACTTAATAACCACGACTTAATCAAACGTGTAGCAACTGATCCAATCGGTAACTTATCTGATTGGGAAGCAGCAGACGAGCCGTGGCAATTCCTTGCAGCTTGTGAGGAATACTACATGACATGTTTGGTTTGCAAAAGAAACTACACCAGAAGTTTCGTGGCAATTGATGCTACTTGCAGTGGTCTTCAGATCCTTGCAGGATTAGCTAGAGATAAAAGTACGGCTAAGTTAGTCAACGTTTATCCTAGTGATAAGCCACAAGATGCATATAAAGTAGTAGCTGAGGCATGTATAGATTCTATTCCTAAACATATAAAACCATATTGGGATAGAAAGTGTACAAAAAGGACATGTCTTACAATTCCATACAACGCAAAACCGTACTCAAATAGAGGGTATATACGGGATGCATTGAAAGAAAAGGGTGTAGAAATAGACAAAGAAGACCTATCGGCAACAGTAAAAGCTGTACGGGATGCAATGAATGTCATTGTTCCTGGTCCGATGAAGGTCATGAAATGGATAGAAAAAGAAGTAGCTAATGCTATCGATCGTGGTCTACAAGAACTTCAATGGGTAACACCTTCAGGTTTTGTAGTCACACAAAAGCTAATGAAACCCCAAGTAGAAACAATTGAGCTACAACTACTAGGTAGATGTAAGGTCAGAGTTGCTACTGGAGAGGGTGACATAGTAGATAAAGCTCACCACAAGAATGCAACAGCACCGAATCTTATTCATGCGCTAGATGCTTCATTGTTATGCCTATCTGCACTTCGATTTAATGCACCCATTGCACTGATACATGATTCAGTAATATGTCGTGCAACAGACATGTTCATTCTTTCTGAATTAGTCAGAGAGACATACATGCATTTGTTTGCTGAACATGATTATTTAACTAGCTGGGCTTCACAAATTGGAGCTGAAACTGAACCACCGATTATTGGCACACTTGAACCTGAGTCAGTAATTAGATCACAATACTTTTTTTGTTAATGACCCGTAACACATTCGTAACCGAACAGCCTGTAGTCCTTGATGGATTCCAAGCTGTACTGAAACCTGGGAAGTTTGGTTATAAGCTCACCGCTATAGTCGGACAAGACATTGCTGACAAACTAGAAGAAGATAGAATTGATGGACTTAAATGGTGTCAATCAAGACTAAAGAATCCTAAGCGTTCAGTAGTTAAGCCTGAACCATGGGAAGAGGTGTCAGAAGGTAAGTATCAAGTCAAGTTCTCTTGGAACGAAGAGACTAAACCACCTGTTGTTGATACAGAAGGTACACCAATTACCAATGTAGATACACCTCTATATTCAGGCAGCACAGTAAAGCTTGCATTCCAACAGAAACCTTACATCTTGCGTGATGATGTCACGTATGGCACAAGCCTTAAGTTGAAAGGTATTCAGATTGTCACGTTGTCTTCATCGGCTGGTGTTGATATGGGTGACTTGACTACTGAAGATGCTGCTGCATTGTTTGGCTCTACTGTTGGATTTAAAATATCAGAACCAAATGTAATGCCTGCTGAACCCTGTTCAGTTGAGGATGCAAATGATTTTTAATGGCTTTTAGATCTGGCCTTGAAGAAAAGGTTGCTGATCTAATGGTTGGGTTGGGAGTGAAATATGAGTATGAATCTACTAAGGTTCCTTATACAATTATGCACAATTACACTCCTGATTTTGTACTGCCTAGCGGGATTCTGCTGGAGTGCAAAGGCTATTGGGACAGTGACGATAGACGAAAAATCAAGAATGTTGTGCAACAGCATCCTGAATTAGATTTACGGATGATATTTCAAGCACCTTATAACACTATCTCTAAGAAGTCTAAGACAACGTATGCAAAATACTGCGAGAAGTTAGGCATACCTTGGACATCATTCACAAACATACCAATCGAATGGTTCATGTCAAATGACAAAACTCGACCTTCTAAAAGAACAGAACCCTGACAAAGCGTATGAAGTAATTGAAGAATTTCATAAGTTATGGACTACTCGGAGTAATGACTTATTTGAAATATCGAGTGATGAGGAAAACCGTCAGGAAGCAGCTGATCTTGAATGGAGAGCCTATGAGTGGGCTTTAGATCACCAACAGTTTATTCAACAATACAAAAAAGAACATCCGGAAATTACATATCGCTATTTCAGTAATGAATGAGCAAGAGAATGAGTTCATAGAACATATTCCATGTCAACAGTGTGGTTCATCAGATGCAAACAGTTTGTACTCCGATGGCCACACCTTTTGTTTTAGATGTCATGCAAGAACGCATGGCAACAACATCACCCACACTCATCAAGT